TTGGTGTCGTTATTATACTCGCTTTTTCTAATAAATTACTCATTATTCACAGTTTTCTAAATCAGTTAATATTGCAAGTGAAGAAGTTGCATTCTCATAATACGTTGCTCTTGCCTCTAATAAGCCTAAAAGTCTTGAACCTTCACTCGGAAAAGCATATTCATAATAAATATTCCCCCAACCAGTTGCAGTTGGATTTCCCCACCAAGAACTGTTATATATTTCGTTTGCCATTTTTCTCTTTTTTAATTAAATACTTTTTCAATTTAACAACGTTTGCTTGTTTTGGTTTGTAAGTTGCTCTCATTATAGTACCCAATTAGATCCATTTACATCTTTATCTGGATAAACATCAGATTCAGTATTGTTTGTGTATTCTGGAAACTTTGAACTATCAAAGCAAATATAATCAACAAACCTTCTTGTGTAATATTCAGCAAAATCTCTTTCTTTCTGTACTAAAAAATCAACCTCATCTTTGTTTACTGTTTCAGCATTTTCAGATGTATGTTTAAAAATACCTCCAGACTTAACTCTATATGCAGCAAATGGTAAGAAATCAACCATTGCATAATGTATCAACATAGGCTGTATATAGTCATTAACCAAAGTTAAATAATCGCCACTTAAAGTATCGTTTATAATATCGTTACTTATTCTGTCATATAATTTAGTACCTAAATAGTTTTGTATATGTATCTCTTGTGAGATCTTAATATATTGTATAAACAAATCTGTATCAGTATTTCCATCAAGAATACTGTTCTTTACTAAATCCGTTCTACTTATGAATAATGCTGTTGCCATCTATCTTTTTTTATTTACAAATCCATTATCTTCCATATCCGTTGGTCGCATAGCAACCTCTTTAGGGTTTCTAACTCTGTAACCCTCTCTTTCAGATTTTCCCGTACTTATTTTATCACTTCTCCCTATACTTGCTTTTCCATCTCCTGCAAACCTATAAGTTTCTCTCCTCCATTTATGATGACAATTGCCGCCGCCTTTGTAAAGCCAGATTGAATAGGTATCAACTCCACCTAATCCCCATCCAGGATTTACTGGTTGTTTTTCCATAGATATAATATCTTCTTTTCTGTATAATTTATTTACTCTAATCATATTTCTACAAAAAGGTCTTGTGTCTTCAGTGGCATCTAAAGGAGAATATCTGTAACGAACTTTATATTGAACACCATCTATTTCTTTATCTTGCTTACTTTTCCTATTAGGTCTTGCAGTTCCACTTCTTACAAAATCATACATTTTAGAAAAAATAGATTTTTTTTGTGAATTTAGTTTTTGTATTTCTAAATCTAAATCATCTTCTTTTTCATAGTCTACATCCATTTCATCAATTAATTCCCAACCTTCTACATCTTCATCAGCTAAATCAATCAACTCTTTACCTACTACCTTACCATCTTTTGACAATGACAACTTAACACCAGTTTCTTCCTCTCTTGTTTCTTGATCCTGTACATTCTCTAAATCAATAAACTGTAATGGCTGTAATGTCTTAAAGTATAGGTTTAAGGCAATATTATTATATGCTAGTATTTTATCAAAAGCATCAATTAAAAGCTCCTGAAAAGGTATTATAACAGTGTTATGCATTAATATCGATGCTGTTTTTAATTCTTCTGCGTTATTACCTAATCCAGTACTATCCTTAATACCTAAAAGCATAGGAGATATAATCCTATGAGATACCATCACTTTCTTTTGTGATTCATCTGATAAAAACTGATATTGATTATGTGCGTCTGATAATTGAACAGGTGTAATATCTGCTTGTGATTCTTTATTGTCGTTAAAAGCAAGAATGAATTTACCAGCGTTTGAACTTCCGGAAAACTTTCTTTGTATTTTACTTTCTATTAAAGATTGTGCTTCTTCGTTTGGAACTCCATTATTAAAATTAATTAACATAGATGGAGCAAGTCCATTCATTATATTATTTAGATGATAGTTAGAGATTTCCTCTTCTAACTCTGCATATTGCAATCCACCTTGATAATCTGGAGTACTATAATAATACATTCCAGCTTTATAAGGTTTTACATATAATATCTCAATTGGTTGTGGAGATTTAGAAACACCAAATGCTGGTATTCTTAAAGGTTTCTCACTTGGTTTTATATTTGCCCAATCTGGGTGATAGTAATAAGCTTGTACTTCTTTATCATCTTCAGAACACTTTTCTGCTCTTAATGTTTCAATTGGTAAATGCTCAACCTTTTGAATTGTTCTTTTATCTTTTGAGTAAATTACTTGAATAGCACATTGACCAGCTAACTTTAAATCGTATGATAATCTTCTAACAACATCTTTTTTAAATAAAGAGATCATTCTTGCATACTCTTCTGGCTTTCTTGAACTATCTGTTGCATCTAAACCTTTTCCGTATATCATTTGAGAGATACCGTTTATAGCAGCATTATTTGTTGCAGAACCATTATATCTATCAATTAAAAACTCAAAATAATTATTATTAGCACCAAATTCAACCCATTCTTTATTCTTAGATTCAACAATTGCTGGAGATGTGTAAGTTGATAAATTAACAAAACTAACTTTTGAGTTGCTTGGTTTACTTACCGTTTGTTTTCTGTATTTATTTATGCGTTTATTCATAGTATTATAAAATCGTTATTACCGCTCTTTGATTTATACTGATCTTTATTTACAGTATAATGCTCATTGTTTGATTGGTTTGTTGATTGTGTTGTGCAGAATATTTTATCCCTATAAATGATTTTTTGAGAACTTGTTTGAATTACTTTTAAATCGTAAAACCTACCTTCTTTTAAATCAAAGATTGCAGATAACTCAAGATAATTTTTATTGATTGTTGCAGTTGGTGTTATTGAAACCTCATTATTTGTACTGTCATCTCTTAACTTTATAGTAACAGAAGTATCATATACTCTTGGTATAATCTTAATTGTTTGTGAAGTTGATATTGGCAACAAATGTTTCATATATATATAATACAAAAAAATTGTTTTTTTATTTATTTAAAACAAAAAAAAAGGCAACCTATTAAGATTGCCCTTTTATAAAATTAAAATAATTAAATTATGCGTTTGGATTTATTTTCGCACTTGAAACGTTAGCAGTAATTATTGATTCAGAAACAAAGAAAGGAGGAGCAGTTTCCATACCTTCAAAAGTTAAAGTAAATCCACTTAAATCCCCCATTGCAGCACCAGTCACAATTGTACCTCCAGTAACCTCCGAACCATTGTATAATCCAACAACATAGAATTTACCATTGTAATCTTCAACAAAGACAATTGGTCTTTCAGAAGCTAAAATTTTAATTTCTTCTTGCGTTGCTTTATCCAATATTGGTAAAGTTAAATTTAATGTTTGTGTGTAGAAAGTAGTTCCGTTCTCTCTTGAACTATTTATTGTCGTTTCTAAAGAAGAGTTTCCTTTTAAGTCATATTGGAACAAATCTGGATCTCCAGAAATTACAGTTAATTCTCCATCTACAAAAGTTGTAGGTGAAAAAGTACCATATTCAGCAAAGTAAACTGCTTTCAAACCTCCGACGTTATTTTTACATCCTAAATCCCTTCCAGATGTTAATGATAAACAAGCCATTTGATATATGTTTTTTTAGTTATTAAAAAAAAGGGGTAAGCAGATTAACTACCTACCCCCTTTATTGTTATTATTTATTTATTATTAAGAGTAGAAAACTACATCTTCCAATACTGCAATCTGAACTCCAGCAGTATAACGTGCGATAAATCTCACGTTTTTAGATCCATCTAAATCAGCCATATCTAAAACTTTGATTTCGTTGTGGTCTGCAAGTAATCCAGTTCCGAAAAATAAGTTAGATTTTAAAGTAGATACCATTGTATCATCAGCTAATCCATTTGCAGCAACAACTTTTATTCCATCGAAATACTGAATATCGATATCTTGATTGTTTCCTTGCGCCATAAATCCATTTGCGCCTTCTCCATTAGCTTGGAAACCTCCTAAAGCTCTCTTGTAAGCTCTAAATACATTTTGAGAAACATAGATGAATAAATCTTCGTTTCCATATAAAGAAGATGGTACTGCATCTGCAACTTTTCCTAATTCCTCGATTACGTTCGAAGCAGTCACTGTTGTTCCAGTAATATCTTGACCAGCTGGTAAAGTAGCAGCAGTTAATAAAGTAGAGAAACCATCAAATGTTCCAGCTCCAGCAGTTCCACTCCAGATGTCAGTTTCAGTTTGTGCAGCAATTTCAGCAGCCATTAATCCGATAAAGTAATCAGAAAAGTTAGCTGGTAAATTATCATGTGCAGAATATCCCATTGAGATAGCTTCCCAATCTGATTGGAAAGGGGTTTTACAAAGCTCTAAATTTACTTGTAATTCCTTTGGCTCAATGATTCTTTCAGTTAAAGTAACTGCTCCAGCATCTGTAAAATCACAACTTGCATTTGCGATAGCACCAGACAAGCTAACTCTTTTTAAAACCTCTTTGTGTTTAATGTTTGGTTTAACCTCGATTAATCCGTTTGCGATAGTGTTACCAGACAAAAGTGCAGCAGAAACATATTTTCCCGCAAATTCCCCGGCGTAAGTACTCGTGATTGATAAACTCATTTTTTTATTTGTTTAGTGTATTAAAAATTCTATTAATTGTATTGTTTTTACCTTTTTGAGAGTAAAGGTTTAACTCTTTATTTCCTGTTAAGTTTTCTGGATTGTGAGAAATACCTTCAACTTCTGGCTCAGTAGATAATTCAACAGAGGCTTCTTCAACTTCCACTTTTGAAAGTTTTAATTCATTGATTTCGTTTCTTAATTTTTCTATTTCAGAAAAGAACATTTCCTCTGTAATTGATTTTACAACTTTTTTAGGAGATGCAGTTTCAGTAGATAACTCTTCTTCTTCAACTTCTTCAGATTTAGCTTCTTCCTCAACAGGTGCTTCTTCTTCTTCAGCTTTAGCTTCTTTAATTTCAGCTATAATACCTTCTTCTTCAATAACAATCATTTTACCTTCAGACTCATATTCTCCAACAGGTACAGCAACTTTTTCTTCGTCTGCAATGACAAATACTTCTGCACCAGCTTCAAATGATTCCGCTTCTAAAATAGCACCGTTATCAAGTTTCATTTGTTCTAGCTTTACTTCTATTCCAAGTAAAGTTCTAACTTTGTTTAATGTTTCATTTGTGTTCATGGTTATATAATAAAATTTAGTATTAATTTTGCGTTTTCACTTTTAATTTTCATCATCATTATTATAAATGTTTCCTATTCCTTGTTTCCAGTAATAAGGTGCATTACAATCTTTGTTGTCATTATATCTACACTCAATAGAGTACGTATTCTTACATTTACAATATACAGCTCTCATTATGATAACAGTTTTTTAAGTTCAGAAAGCTCTTCTAATTGCTTTAATTTTCTTGATGCCCAATTAACACCAGCAGAACCACCCCAAGCATCCCACATTAAACCACCACATCCTTCTGAATAAGGTACGTCTTTATGTTGTTGGTGTCTTTTAAATGAAGCCATTCTTGCTATAGTATCTCTACTTATTGGCTCTCTGTTAGCTAATTGATTTGCTCTATTTTTACCAGTTGCTTCTCCGCAAGATCCCCATCCATTTTCATTAACCCATTTTAAAGCTCTTTTAGCATTGTTTGTTGCTCCTTGTGGATAATCTGTATATGACTCTAATTTTTGTTCTTCGTATTTTTTAGGTTTATTATGTGTCCAACCTTTTTTAACGTATTTATCATGTTCTTCTTTATTCATTATCTTAACACTTGCACCGGTTTTAGGGTTGTACATAATATGAGGGTACTTCATCAAATGCTCTTTTAATTCCTCATTTGGTCTTTCCATTTTATCAGCAAAATAACCCTCTATTGAGAATCCTTTTACTTTTCCAGTCTTAACATAATCATTCCAAATCTCATCATTCTCAACTTTAACAGAACCCATCCAAGTTCCAACTGGTACATCTAAACCATATAAAGCAGTTTTGTCTTTTTCTTTATCTTCAACAATCCAACTTTCAACGAGTGTCAGATCTTTTAATTGTGCATCGTGTTCTAATGTTGAATTAGATTGATTACCATTCTGTAAATACATTTGAGATGCTTTTGCGACAGTCTTTTCTGAAAAGAATATATAGTACTCCTCTTCTCCGTTTCGTCTATAAATTGGCTTCTTTGGAATTAACAAAGCACCCATTAATAAACGCTTCTCTTTACTTATTTCAGCAAGTTTTATTTCTTGGTTGTTTAATGCTATAAAGTCAGATTCAATAGCTGGATTCTCAACAACGCTAATTGCTTCAACTCCAATTGCTTCATCATCATCTAAAATAAGTTCTATTATTTTCATAATTATATAATGATTTTAAATTAATATTTTATATTTTCGAATACTTTTTTATCCTATTGAAGCACCCTTTACAATATTCCTATCCATCTCTTGTGCAGTTGTTACATCGTTTGAAACTACATACGCTTGAACTGGTTGTTGTGATTGACTACCGATTGCTTCCGCTAACTGATTAGTATCACTTGCTCCAACAACATTAAATGCTGGAGGTAACGATGGTGCTGTAGGAGTAGCAACAGTACCACCACTACCACTACCAGTTGCAAATGATGGTGCAGCTGGTTCTTTTGATGCAGTGATTTGTTTAACGTTTGCAAATCCAGATGCTATTATTCCAGCGGCTCCAATGTATCCAAAAATACCACCTTGTGCAAGTGCTTTATTTGCTCCTGCATAAGTATCTCTTATTGCTTGTGTAATCGCTAACGCTTTACCGAACTTACTATTACCACCTAATAATCCTGCGATTGCTCCTAAAGTATTAAATACAGTTTGTTCTTTTTCTTTTGCAATTTGTTTATCTATAAGAATTTGTTTTTGACCACTTGCTTGTTGAAACGCGTTTAATTCATTTTGTGCTTCTTGAAATGCAATAGTGCCTTTTTTATATAAATCTCTTTTTTCTGTTAATCTTTTTTCTTCTGATTTTGTTTCTTCTTCATTTAATAGCTTTTGTCTTTCTAATCTTGCAAGGTCATTTTCTATTTGTTCTGCTTCAAATTGATTCTTATTAGCATTTAATTCTGCATCTGCATTTTTTTGTGAGTTTGTTATTTCTAAGATCTCTTTTTGTAAAGCAGCTTGATTAACTAATTGTTCAGATTTAAAACCTGCTACCTTTGCATCAATAGCTATAAGTTCTGTGTTTAAATCAAAAAGTTCTTTTGTTAGTTCATTACTTTCTCCCTCTAATCTTACTTGTTCATTTAAAGCACTAATACGAGCATCAATAGCTTTCTTTTCCTCACTCGCTTGTTTGTTTAAAACATTAAGCAACTCATCGTTTGCCTTTATCCTTTCTTCAACAGTTTTTCTATCATCATCTCTTATTTGTCTTTGAGTTTCTGCTTCTAAATCATATTGTTCAATTAATCTTCTACTTTGTGATTCTAATAAACCGTAATTTTTTTTGTTTTGAACAACTCTCTTTGCTTGGCTAAAAGCAGATTTAACATCTATCTTATCAATAGCATCTGAAACACCTACAGCAACACCTTCCGCTAAAGAACCAACTTCTCCTACTGCTTCAACAAAATTATCTGCTATATCTGAACCCGCTTTTTTAATTCTATCTCCAGTTTCAAGTAACTTCCCTTGTGTTTCTGTAATTGCTAAATTTAATCTCTTTAATTCTTTTGGGTCTCCATCTCCTAAAAATGATTCTTCCCAAGCTAATTGGGCTTTCTGAACACCAAGCATCATCCCTTGAATAGCGCCTACAACAAGATTTATAGAAATAGATAATGCACCACCTAACACTTTTTGTAACGCATCAAAACCACTAGTAGCGTCAGATACACTTTTAAAAACATCTATTAATACATCACTAACTTGCTTAAAAACGATTCCTATTGCAGTAAATACAGTTTCAACAGTATCAGCAACTTGTTGGTTTCTCATTAGTGCCTCTCCTAATTTGTCTACTACTTTCATAATAATAGCAAACCCAGCTGCTTTCATAGCGAGTCCAATGCCTTTGAATCCTTTAGCTAAAACTTTAGTACCTTTACTTAAACTATTTAAAGATTTTTTAGTTTCTTTATTGCTCTCTGTAACAGATTTATTGAGATCTTTAACACTATCAGCAATATCATCAATGCCTTTTAGTGCTTTATCTGTTTTAGCTTCTAAATCAATAATTATCTTTTCCATTCTTTATCTTGTTTTTGTCTTGTAAATACTTCTTTAAAACTTTCTGGAAATTTATTTTTCCCCTTTGCTAATTGCACTATTTCTGATTTGCAATCTGTATTTTTTAATAACTCTAGTATATTTTCTATCATAAATCGTTGAGTAATTCTAAATCAGACTTACCATTTTTTAAATTAGTTTTTATTGAGTTTATTTTATAACTCTTTCCGTTTATTACAAACCTATCAGCTAAAGTGTAATTTCTTAATATTCTTAAAGGCAAATAAGCAGTAACTTTTGTAATTCTATTTGATTCTTGAAATACGCTTGTAATATAATTTTTATAATACGCTTCAAATAATGAATTTGTAAAACCAACATCAGCAGGAACTTCTAAAGAACCCCATTCATTTTGCTCTGCGTTAAAATTCATATTATAAGAACTTGTAGCAGATGATAAAGCAACACTATTTGATGGTATGTTGTAGGTTGTAATAGGGTCTTGGTCTGTTGGAGAATTTAAAAAAGCTATTTCATTTCCGCTTGTTATTCTTATTGGATAAAACAACAAAGGTTTCCCTATATAAGATTCTTGATTGTCATCTACAAACCAACCCCATTGAACATTAGTTGTACCTACTCCAGAAGGATTTTCATCTATTAACCTTTCGTATTTTAATTGTGAAAATGGTGTCTTTACATTGTAGATACTACCATCTAATTTTTGACCACTATCATATCCTGCTTCTCCCCAAGTTTCTCCAAATAGTTGAGTGTGTTTTGCGGCTAAAAATGTTTTTGTATCCTCGTGACTAAAATTAATTTTACGATATGGTAAAGCTACATTTACTTGACTTTTACTAACATCTATATATTTAGTTATATCGTAAGAACCACCTAAAGAATAAAAACTATCTAAAGTTTTAACTGTTATTTCTGTTTCATTTCTTTCAACAAATGCAGTAAGATTAAACATTTTAAATAACCCACTTAAAAAATCAATTATTTTTATATCTGGTATTTGTTGAGTAATATCAAACTCAAAAGAACTTGTATAAACAAAATTTGTAATTGCGTAACCTTTTGAATATATAATCGGAGGTGCAGGTATATTAGTATTGTCATACTTATATACTTGAAAAGTAATATTAGAAAAAGTAATATTAAAATCTGATTCAATGTAAACTGTATATTGTGCATCTTGTTCAATTTCAGCAGCAGGTACACTTGTTGTAAATTCTAAACCAGATGTAATTTCTCCACTATTTGCAACTTCAACACCGTTTTTTCTAATTGATATTCTGTAAGGATTAGTGTTTGATGTAGTGCTTTTAAGATTTAACTCTGTATATTCTAACACCGATGTTGGTGGTGTATATGAATATAAAGATAAAGCATTGTTTGACATTACAGAACTTGTTAATACATCAGAATCATTTGTAAAAGTATTTACCAAAGATTCATTTAAACCACTTAAATTTTCTACATCTCCTTTCTTTCTATGCAACCACATAAAAAGATTATAATAAGGGGCATTCGTATTTACAAAGAAATCATCAGAAAAAGATAAAGTAGGATATTTAGTTTCTATTGCTTCAATAATAGAATGTAAACGAATTGCGTATTTTAAATCTGTATATGAAACTCCGTGAACGTGTCCATTGTCATATGCTATATTTCCTGGGTCATTCGCTGAACTATGTGAATCAAAAGTTAATCTTTGTGTATGCGTAATTAATGGTACAATAATGTTATTTGTAGTTGGGTCATCTTGTAAAGAATCTTTTATACTTGTAGCATCATACGTTTGATTTAAACTTGTTAAACTATTTAAACCAGATAATTTATCATCTCCTAAAACATCTTTTAAGGTAACAGTATTACCAAAGAATGTAATCTTATAAGTATGTGGTTTATTATCCCTTAAATCAACTCCTTCTAACTTTATTAACCCCTCTGTAAATGGTGTATTGTTTAATTCTATATTTCCAGGTTTTCTAATCCTTGCATCAAAACCATTTTGAATATCAAAATTGTAATAGTGTTTAAAGATTTTATTATTCGTTTTACTTGCTGGTAAACTAAACGTTTTTGTAAAGTCCGTAAATACTTTATCAATATCTTTTACGTTCTTTATTGATTGCGTTATTGATACACTTTCATCTGTAAAAGTATCTAACCTTTGCCCTTCAATATATAGTTGTATCTTCTGCATTTATCGAATGTTATTTATAGCATCAAAAGAATAAGAAACATCTACTGTATAATCTACTAACCTATCATTTACACTTGTTTTGAATGTCAAACTATTTGTATCTAAATTTATAGGTGTAACAACTGAATTTAACTCTAACCAAATTTGTTCAGATTGCATTAACTCCTGCATCAAATCATTGTAACTTTCATCTACATAACCAGTATTGATAGTTAGCTTTTTACTTGATTTTATATTAAACGTTTGATTTTGGTGTATTGAAGTATCATAAACACCACTCTCTGAATTAATAGTAAACCTATTAAACGTTTCCTTTTTAGTGTTTACTTTTTCTATTGATTTTTTAAAGAACCATAAATCTTGTAATGCTCCATAACGATTAACAAAAGTTAATTTGATTGGTTCGAATTTACATTCGTTTAAAGTAATTACTTTTACATTTTTTGTTCCTGGTGTTGTACTCAATACTATTTCATCAACTAAATACAAATCATTGTTAAGTAAGAAAGAATCTAAACAA